TTCTCTTCCTTCTCTTTCTTTGCTTCTATCCTTCTTCTGGCATAGTCTGCATTTCTAAGAGTTGGAGTTTCTTTGATCTCTTGAGTCTCTTCTTGAGTCTCTTGAGTTCCCTCAGCTTCCGCTGGAATCTCGGTTGTCATTGTATTAAATTAGTAATCTCATAATATATTTAACCGGAAGATATATTATGGTATCTCTCAATCGTCATTGAGGGTTGAATGCAAATGCACTCATAGAGAGGTGTTGCCCCTCTATGAAAGCACTAAGTCTTTATAAATCATAACCTGTTTGAGGATTTTTAACAGTCCAAGCATCTTGTCCTACTAATCCTACTAATTCATCAACATTAGTATCTTTTAGTATTTGGATTTGTTCTTGCATTCTACTGTTCCACATCTGTTCGCCTATTGTTTGAGCTACTGGTTTGTCTTGTTGTTCTTTCCAAGCTATTACTACTGCATCTCCCCAAAGTTTATGAAAGTTCCTAGGGAATCCTAGTGTTGTACTTGTTGGATTGATTGATAAATCAACTGATCCTGTTAGATTTGTTAGGTTGGCTGGATAAATAATCACCCATAGTTTCAAACCGTCTGTTACTGTTTCTATTGGTTTGCTGTTGTAGATTTTAAATGATCCATTGAATAAATCATATTGAGGAATAGCAAAGTTTTTTAATATATTCTCCTCATTGGTAGGTCTTCTATAGTTGTTTATATCAAATGGTGCTAATTTTACCCATTCTTCATTTAAATTAGCTTCTATTTGTTTAATCTTAATGTAATCAGCAGGTAATAAATATTTTCTTTGACCAGCTACTAGTGAATCTGTTGTTGAAATTAAGAATATATCCTCAAAGGCTTGAGTTATTTGAGAAGCCATCTCATCCTTGATGATGTTTGTAAGCAACAAGATTTGATCATCAGTAAATGATGTTGAGTCTGTGTAAGTTCTTGCTCTGATATAACTTGCTAATTGTGTGCCTGTCATTCTGTTGGTGGTAATTCAGATTGTGATATTTCTGTCTTTAAATTTTCTATTAATTCGTATGGTTTGTCTATTACTCCAGTTGCAAATTTTAGATTCTCTCTTAATACTTTTATATCTTCTATTGTTTGATTTCTATTACCATTTATTATTTCTAGTTCTATTGATTCTATTTCTTCATATTGTACCCAAAACTTGAATAGATCCCATCCTGCACTTTCAGTCAATCCTTCTAGTAACTTTTTTCTCTCTTCATTTGTTAATTTGTTGAATTGTTTTAGATTCATTATGCTGATTGAAAGGTTTGATCTGTAAGAGTTTTGTCAAAGGCTATTTGATCAGGTTGAGCTCCTTGCATCATCATTCTTTGTTGATCCTGTGCTGATACCTGTGGTTGTTCGGCTAATTCTGGTTGCATTCTCTCTATTTCCTGTGCTGCCTCGTGGCTCTTTATGTGCTTAATTACTTTCTTGTCTTCTTCTGGAAGTTTTGCGTGTTTCTCTAAATGCATTATGTGATTTTGTCCTACCTCTGCTGGTGGGATTGGTTTTTTGTCAAAGAATAGTTGATTTTCTCCATCTGCCAGTTTCTCATCTGGAGTTTGTGGGAATATTCTATTGATCTCATCTTCTTTCTTATTGCTGTCTTTTGCTATCTCTTTGGCTAGGAAGCGTACATTTGCCTCTGGTACATTGGCTACTATATTCATTAAATTAGTGTCTATTCTTAGCTTGTTCATTCTCTTTGCTTCACTTAATACTTCACTTTCTAGGTATACATCTGGATCGTGAGTCGGAGTGATTATGTTTTCTCTTCCCATTTCTTTGATTGTTTCTCCTTGTATTCCTCTAATCATTACAAGTTTTTGATCTATCTTATTCTTATAGTTTCTCTTGTAGAGGTTGTACCATTCTATCCATAGGCTTTTTTCTTGCCATCCTATTATTTTTGAAATTAATGAGTATCTAGTGTCTACATTCTTTGTAGCCATTGCGATTTCTGTGGCTGTTTGGCTTCCTGATCCTGTTTGACCCTGTGTGATTTCTGAGGTTGCTGTTACTGTTTCGGCTCTCATCTTCAAATAATCTAATATCCATTGTGTTTCTGCTTTTATTACATCTTTTTGAATTGGAGATATTGCATCTCTGGTTGATCCTCTTACTGGGATATATTTATTAAACTTCCATTCAATTAAAGATCTCTTGTCTTTTATAACATCAGTATTGTATACATATCTTGGATCTTGATTAGTTTCTATTGATCTCAATGCATTGTTTATAACTCTTGCCATTCCTCTCTGCTTATCTTCTACTAGATCAGGAATTGATACACCATCCCAACTATTAGGATAAGGACTCAATGTCATATCAAAGATTGGAAACTTGTTATCCTTTAGTTCTACATATCTTATTATCTTTGTTAGTCCATTGGCTAACTCTACCATTATCTTCTTACCTTTATAATTAGTGAAATGTCTGAGGATTGGGAACTCTCTGTTATCTCCTGTTAGTTCTACCTCTGTTTGGTTGTGTCCTTGATCTCTATCTCTGTACCAGTTTTGTTGTTTAAAATCTGCTCCTGAGGATACTGGTAATTGAATATTGAATATATCTTTGGGATCTATTGGATAATTTTTTAGATCACTTTCAGTCATTACTACTTCAAAGCCTATAAATCTTGCTCCTCCTCTTCCTTTTTTGTCTCCTCTCATTGAGATTGCTTTTGGATCTCTTATTGTTGTTAGTGGATTAAGAACTTCTGGGACTGGACATAGATCTTTTCTATCCCATTCCATCATTAGAACTAACCCTCTTCCATAAAATGCAGCATTCCAGAGCCAGTTATATTTTATTTGTTCCATCTCCATCACTTTGTAGTCGTGCTTTGATAGAAAGTTCAAGTTTTCTGCAATCTCTTCATCTGAGTTTTCTGTTGGCTTCCATATCAATCTCATATTATCATCGTATAGTGAGGCTAGTGTTGTTTGGATGATTGAGTACATCAAATTGTCAGACACTACCATTATATCTTTGTTCTGATTGTTGTATATTTTGAGTTGTTTTCTTTTCTTTTCTCTCCACGGGCTTAAATAATCTATTGCATAACTAAATTCGCCCTGTATTTGTAACATCAATTCAGCTTGATCTTTCTTCTTTAGTGATACTTTTTGATACATAGTTTTCTTATTTATCTCAATTATATTTATGAGATATAAGATTTACAAGGTATAGTTTAATCTGGAGGTTGACAGATTTTTAAGGGGTTTGATCCATAGGGTTAGAGAGGTTAACCAAATTCAATCTCAAAGCACCTTTAAAAAAACATATTATATCATAAATCAAGCTAAATCATCCTGATCCCAAGGGTTTTCACTCTGAATTTCATCAGAAACATAATCATATTGATCATCATTCCAGCCTACTGCTAGTGTTCTCATTGCATCAGCTGGATGAGACGACCAATCGTGTTTAGGTTGATTCATAAACACTTTATTGGTTGAATCCCACTCTTTATGATAGTTTTCTAATGCTCTAACAAGTTGCTTTGATGGTTTTTGGTTAAAATAGAACCTGTGGAACAATGCTCTTACTCTTTGTATTCCATCATTTACACTCACTCCTAGAGGTACTATTTGTGTTTTGTATCCTGCTTGTTGTAGCTGTTCTTCTACTGATAGCTTAGTTTCTATTCTCTTCATTCTTCCATCGTGTGGTAAATGATGATCTCCCCACCTATATCCTTTTTCATCTAATACCTTGATGTAGTGTGTGATATCTTTGTTTGCATTCTCATAATAGTCTATAATTCTGATCTCTTTACCTACTGATTGAGTAAATATGATTGCAGTGCTGTCATTTCGCCCTAGATCCCACCAAGTTTCTACTTTGATGTTAGGTTCTATTGGTATGTTCATTATTCTTTCTTTGGAGTCTCTGATTTGATCTGAATAGTATGATCCCAATGCTCCTACATCAAAACTCACATAATATTCTTGTTGAATCATTTCCTCTGTCATTCCCTCTTTTCTTTCTATATCCATATCTGCCTCTGTGAGCAATCCTGTGTCGTCTATGGTTAGTTTCTCAGTAAACCAGTCCTCTGACTCACTTGCCATTGTCCAGAGGTCATATGCGTGATTCTTGCCATTGGGAGTGGTATTGAAAATAGCCCATCCTCCATTAAGTCTTAGGATTGGCTTTACTACTTCCCACGCTTGAGGGTTTTGGAATGCATACTCTGAAAATATACATCCTATTGGGTTTGTTCCTCTAATAGCGTCATAGTTATCTGTACCGATGATCTGAATGATTGAGCCGTTGACTAGCTCTATCTTCATTTCCTGACCATTCTTTGATTTTAATAGCTTCTCTGGTATGTGGTCTATAAATTTAAAGCCATCATTAGTTATTCCATCCCATATAATCTTTTTACCCTGAGTATATGTAGGTAAAAAATAGTAGTAAATGCCTACTTTCTTGATTGCTTGTATTATGATTAGATTCCAAAGTGTTATGTCTTTACCTGCTCTTCTATGATATAAACAATATGCTCTGCTTCTTTCTTTCAAGCTATTCCATAGGTTTTTTTGATAGTCTCTGCACTTGAAATTATATGGCAGTTCTATCTTCATTGTTCTGTTATTACAATTTCTAGTTTGTTATTC